CAAGAGATGGTTGAGATACACCCACAGTATATCTTCTAGAAATAGTAGCATCACCCTGAAGGAATAAAGAGTTTGCCTCAATTCCTTCATCAGAATTAGACGATAATTTATTATTGAATATAACAGGTCCATTAAATTCGGAAATTATTGTCCCAGAAGTTCCACCTTCAACCTTTAAAGATCTTTCAATCGTCAATTCTGAAGTAGATTGAACATCAAATCCAATAGAAGTTGTATCAGAAGTTAGATCTTCACCTCTTACAGAAGGAATTGGAGTATTTACTAGAAGTTCTTGACCTGTTGACGAATTAGTAACGGCATTAACAGTATAATTATTACCACGATCATCCATTCCTGTGTAGATTGGAGCACCACCGTCATCACTAACTGCCTGAGAAAGTATTCTTTCAGTATCGGTGAATTTTCTATCCTGTCTTTCTGGTAACGCTGTGGAATAGTTACCAGGACCAAATCCAAGGTATTCAAATGTATGTCCAGATGCACGAAGAATTGAATTTCTTCTAAATTCAATTGGTAAGAATTTAATTCTTCTTATAACAGAATTTACAGAGTGACTTTCTTTAGAACTACCAAATAAACCACGGAAAACATTAATTTGTGTTGAAGATGTAACAGTAGAGGACACCCTCATAATTTCATTATTAACTATCAAATAATCTCCAACTTGTAGATTAAGTCTTAAAGCATTGCCAACAGTAAGGACATTTGTGCTTGGGTTAGTTAATGCTACAGATAAAGTAGTTGTAATGCCAGCATAATATGGAGTTATTCTTCCAGATGTTCTTTCATTATTATCCGATAAAAATCCACCTTGAGCACCAAATCCTGGTTTAAAAGCATAAGCACCAGAAGTTGAAGTCGTTCCTAAAGAAATAGTAGATACACCAACAAAAACATCTATAGACGTTACACTATGAATTTTCTTTACAATAAAATCATCATTATAAAATCCTTCATTAAATCCACTAATTCTTATTTTATTGTCAACATAATAACCATGAGGTTCAGAAAAAGTAACACTAGCAATACCAGTTGTTTTGGTATATGTTATCGATGAAATTCCTAAAGTTTTACCAGAAACATATGCAGCAGTATAAAGCAAAGCATCACTATTAACATTAATTAATCCATTAGTATTAACACCAGTTATCGGGAATGATCCAACAAATTCATAATCAGCAGTAACTGTTGATGATGAAGAAACCTGTATTTGTTTTTCTTGCCCTACATTTATACTTGTAATTCTATACAGATTATTATAAGTTTTAAATGTATCCCCTTGTACACCTTCTATGGCAATACAATCTCCAATATTATTGTATATTCCAGTTACAGATACAACACCAACAATATGCCCAGTAGTTGTTGCAATACCAACAACGGCTAAAGTATTGCCAATTCCATATGCACTACCACCATCAACAATATTAACAGCAGTAATTCTACCAGTAGCATTAATCTTTACATTAGCGGTAGCAAATTTTCCAGTAGTTGATCCAGCGAATCCAACTAAACGAGCATTATATAAAGTTTGGTCTGTTCCAGATCCAGTACCATAATTTACACCAGTACTAACAATACCAACAGTGGTAATTCTGTTTAGTCCATGATCTAATTTTGTATACAGAGTATGCGCTACACCAGACGAAGATCTAATATCGGTTAATCCAAATCCAACAGCAAAATCATGTAACTGATTTACTAGTGTTTCTCTAGTAATGCTATATTCTGGGTTGTTAATTTCAACTAATCCAATAGGATTTGGTAGAGCAAACGAAGTTGCTTTTGGTGGATCAGAATCTGAGTTATCTCTATCTAATTGTGGGTAAAGATTTTTGATTGGTTGAGAAAATTTTAATCCATCAAAAGGTACAACATTAGGTGAATTAGAAACACTTAGAAGGGTTAAATGATAAATTCCATCTTTATCATTTGGAACATATTCTTGAATTTCTTTAGTCTTATAGACTACAAAAGTATTATTAAATCTTGCTCTACGATAATAAGGTAAATTTTGATTTCTTAAAGAGGTATTGCTAATAAAAGTTCCAGGATTAGTAGTTAATCCTACTGTAAAAGATCGTCTGGTTGGTTTAGAAGTTACCTCATAATATCCATTAAACCCACTGTTACCAATTCCAGCAGTGTTTGTCGTGGTTTTAATATTTTTAATTTCAACTAAAGATCCAACAGATAATTCATGGGGAACTTCTGTGGTATAAGTCGCAATACCTACTAAACTATCCCAAATAGCATTAGATATTAATCTATAGTTTCTTAATTCAGAACTATTGGATAAAGATACAGAATCTACACTATTATACTTCAAAATTTCCGCAGATGTTCCACCAATAGTATCATTAGATTCTTGAATTACAAATCCTTCTTGAGGTGGTCTTGCAACAACTACAGCATCTCTTGGAATAACATATCTAGCTTTATAAATTTTATCACTTAAAGATCTAGTATCTGGTTTTCTTTTTATAAATGATCTAGATGTAGCATTCCCCAGTGATGTAGTTCCCAATCCAACGATTGCTGGTGTTAAATTATTAAAGGTTGATATCCCACTTACAGTCAAATACCATTGACCAACATTAGTATCAAATTGAATTGGGTGTCCAGGATCACCAGAAACTTTGTCTGATACTCTACTCTCTACTAATAGTATTCCACCTTTATTATTAATAGAAATAGCATCAGCAGTAACAGTATCATTAAAAGTTTGTGCTATTTGAATTTGATCGGCATTAACTCCACTAGTAATTGCATAATAAACTTGATTGTGATTCAATCCATCTGGAAGTTCACCAGTACTACTAAAAATTCTAATCGTTTCACCATTTATGAATTTGTGAGGTGTGGTAAAAGTTAATGTATCTGCAGCAATACTATTAATACCAGCATTAGTTCTACCGACATGAACTATTTTCCTATAAGTTGATTCATAAATACCCGTGTTTTGGGTATTTGGCATTACTATTCTAGCAGATAAGGATTGAGTAGTCCCGTTACCATCATTAATTAATACATGAAGACTATCACCTTTTTTAGCACCTATTCTATATCCCTCTAAAATATGGTTTGGGGGATCATTAGGATTAGTTCTATTATAAAGATATAATCTAGACGTAGAAGCAATTCCAACTGTCCTTCCAACATCAATAGCATCAAATTCAATTGTTACATCGGAATTTTCAATTTCTTTTGGTGGGATAATATGAGTTATAAATCCAGTATCATCTCTTGGGAATGATTCTCTCTTAAATCCTCTAGCAACTAATGCTTTTGCACCAAAGTTAGAGTTTGAATTAGTAATAGAATGATCACCACCACTTTCTACTAAGAAGTGATTAGCATAACCAATAGCAAAAATTGATACTAACTGTAAGAAAGCATCATTAGATGCTTTAATATGAAAACTTTCGTATGTTGGTTTGTATAAAGCAGATGAATTAGTATGAATATTAGTTACAGCAGTACTATCTTCATAAACACCCGTAGAAGAATTATACTTCACAAAGGCATTGTCATCTTTCTGCAATCCAATACCAGTAAATTGAGCAACAACCATGGATTTAAATCCATCTGCTTTGCTTCCATCAGCATGTAATCCACACATACCAAAAACTGATCTTAGTGAACAGTTAAAGATATAAGGTGATGATGAAGTAACTGTATCTACTACAATATTAAGAGTTGGGGATCCACTAACAATAGTTGGAAGAGGATTTACAGGAGCAACAGAAGTTTTATATGTAATTCTAGTGGGAGATTCAACAGTAGATATTACATATTGTCCATTATATCCAGAAACTGGAACTCCTTCAATTCTAATGGGAGTATCTACGTCTATTCCTGGAATTACCTCTTCAAGATCTACGGTAATAGTCGTAGTAGCAGTAACACCATTACCAGATTTAATGCTAGTAATTCCAACATCCTGTCCTTTAGATCCAACAATTCTAAATTCATCAACCTTTGCTTGTACATCAATGAGAGTGCTTGGATAATCATTTTGAATATCTCTACCACTAGATGGACCATATGCCAATCCAATTTTCTGATAATATAAATCTAAGTCCGTTCTATCAGTAGAATATGTTAAAAATGTATCATTAAATTTTACTGGATTTGCACCATCAGCATATTCAAAAGCAGTAACTTTATGGTGAGAATAGTTTGGAACAAATTTTGTAGTATTATATGAATTATAAACCGTTCCCGCTGGATCAGCATCAAAAAGAGTAAATTGATAAAAATAACAAGATCCAGTTACTCTAAAAATTGCTGTTGAAGAAATGTTATCATTTGTTGGATCTGGAACAAATCTAGGTCTTATTTTTGTTTTTCTAAGATCTAGTCCAACTAAAGAAGTTCCACGAGGAATAATTACTCCACCATAAACACTATTGAACTTATATAAATCATTTTCATCATCAAATACATCAAAATTTGAATCTAAATTAAAAGCAGTAAAATTATTAGATAATGCCCCACTTCTTTGCCTCCAATTACTGCCACTAACAGGCGCTTCATGTATGGGTATCCATCCAGGTCTATTATCAATAATATGATCACCTGGATAAACTATAATAGTCGTCCTACCAAATCTATCATTATCAAATCCTCTTTGATAGGAAAATCTTGCGGCTTCTATCAGTGCTCTTTGGATTGATTTAAAAGGACGGGCAAGAGAATTGCCTTGATTTTCGATACTATCAGTAGCATCTATACTCGATGGATCAACATAAAGGGTATTTCCTCTACTATTTTTCAGGAAATTATCTAAGCGGCTAAGACCCATTTTATTACTCTTAGGTTTCTACTATGTTTTATTTATTCGGATAAAAAACCATGATTTCCATACAACAAAACCCTCTAAAAGAGGGTTTTGAAGTCACACTTTTTGGGTCACTGCGCGAATTAGTATCGCATTTAAATTATAACAGTTTTTACCTTATTGTCAAGTATGTATTCAACAGTATTAGCAACATCATTCATAGCATCTCTAAGATCTGGTCTTTGTCCAGATTCTTGTTTTAAAATTGGACGAGAATCATCACATAATGTCCAACGCCATTGTTTCATATCATTACAATACCACAAATTAATTTTCATAAAACTTGATCAACAGGATTTGTCCAATCATTCGTAAATGATCTTAAGTACTCTATTTTACTCAACATTTTCTCATTGTCAAGTACAAACTCTTCATTTGCAAAATGAAGTTTACAATTATTTTTTAATGCCAAGTCCATCAAATATTTTCTTCTTTGAGGATCATCTGGTAGTGAAAAAATACTAAACAAGAATAGATGATCAATATTTCCATGTTCAATCAAATGCTCTAAATGTGCATGATGCGTCCCTTCATTATCAGCATGTTGATAAGGGAATACATATCCCATTCTAGAACAATAGTTTCTTACGGTAAGAGTTTGGAAATGGAGATCAATTCCTTTTGTTTTAAATCCTTCATACTCAGCATAAGTTGCTGTAGATTCTCCAGGTTTAATTTCTACTGGTGTTGAATTAATATCAAGATCCCCAAGTCTCCTGAAATATGCACCAGGCCATTTACGATGAGGTTGACCATCTTTCAACAAAATTCTTACATCAATACTAATTCTAGTTTTATTAGTAAGATTGGGAAAATTACCATGAATATGCTCTTGAGTGAACAGATGGAATTGTCCTGGTTTAATTGTTACTGGAAATGCGTATTTTGTACACTCTTCCTGGAGTTTTTCATACGACCAATTATCTTTAACAGCATCGATTGTAATTCTTCTACTCTCCTCTAAGGGAAGAATTTGTAAACTATTGCTTTCATAACAATCAGTAAATGCCATCCAGACAGTTCTCAATCCAAGACCGTTACCAACCCATCTTCCTTGGTGAAAATGAAGAAGAGCACCAATTTTATCTTGATTTGGGATAACTGCCCTAACGTTACCAAACTTCTGAATTAAAACATCACGATCAATTTGAGATACCACATATTGCTTAACGATATCATCAAAATATTCATAAAATTCAGTCTTAGTTAGATCTTTACTAACTTTAGACATCAAATCAGATACTTTTCCCCCTTCAACATGCTCATGAAGAAGACTTAAATCTTGAACATCTGGATAATATTTTTGTACTTCTCTAAGAATAATCTTATTCATTGGATATTTTTCCAAATCATAAGTTACATCTTT